ATCGCCTGCTGTGGAAAAGGCTTCATTCCAATATTTGGAAACAAATTGGCTTTCGCTATTTAATGTCCATCCCGCAGCCAATGACCACCGCGCTGCTGTGCCGTCATAGTACAGTTCCACGCTGTTCTGAGGCAGGATTATAACATCGTGATCATCGAATGCAAAACGATTGGCCGCTGTCGAATCTGTATTCTGATTATACAGCCCAATTGGATAACTTCCGGTATTGAATATCCTAACCGTATGGCCGTCAGATGTGGCTGTCAATCCGGATAGGAAGTGAAACTGATTGCTGTTGATGCGAAGAACTCCGACCGTATTGGCCCAACTTGAGGGATTGTAGTTGTTCTGCCAGGCTGTAATCTGCGATGGAGAAAGAACCGTTCCATCTGCACCGCCGCCGCCTCCGGTTGCGCTAAGGGTTGTGCCGGATAGGCTCAGCCCTGTGCCGATGGTGATTTCTTCCACATCGCCAGAACCCGATGCGCTGCCGCGTCCGAGCAGCCGCGAAGCCGCTGATACGTTCTGAATCTTGGCATAGCTGATTGCATCATTGTCCACCGTCCATTGCGTGCCGCTGCTGCTGACTGTTATATCGCCCTTATCGCCATCGCTAACTCCTCCACCACCTGCTGCTGCGATTGTGATTGAATCGGTTGTGGCATCTGTGGTGATGGTTACATTGCTGCCTGCGACCAGAGTCAGCGTATCGCCTGTGCCATCGGCCACTACATTTGATTGACCGGATACAGCGATGGTGCTGAATAGGTTCTGATCACCTGTATTAATTCCGGAAGTATTGCCAATGACCGTCTGCTGTGCATCGGTGACATACCTGCGATTAAGGCTGTCGGCAATGTCCGCTGTGGTAGCATCAGCACCGGAAGTCACCAGGCCCTTGGCATCATAAGTTATCTTGGTCTTGGTTGCTCCGGTAATCGCTGCATTCTCATCTACCTTGCCATCAAGAGAAGTCTGAAGATTGGTTACATCGGAGATGACATGAGTATGCACAATGTTGGCATACAACGAATCGAAGTAAGTCTTAGCTGTGGCCTTCAGGTTCGCCCATGTGAGCTTTTTCCAGATGGAACTATCCGCGCTGTCTTGCAATAAGAGCGCATCAGCATCCACCGGAGTAGTCTTGGATTCGGTCAAGTCTACATCGTGCAGCTCTTCCAATTCATAGCCATTGGAAATCTTCACATAAATGCTGCCAACAGTAGCATGGACGCGCTCCACGAATCCGATGATAACCAGATGGTCTGGAGCCTGCGGCTGAGTTTCTGTGTATCCTCCGGCTGTGGATGGGGAAAGGTATAAGGTAGCACCGGCAGTCAGGCCCAAGGTGTTGAGCTGATATAATGGCCCTTCGGTAATGACCGTACCTTCGGCCCCAATGGCGATGGTTTCCACCACAATGGCGAAGGTGTTCTTCGCTGTGCTTTCCGTATTGGCCTGTGCTTTCTTGGCAGCTATCCGGTTGCCTTGCGCTCCGGAGATGTAAACCACTTCTCCCTTCACCAACTGCACTCCGCTGTCGTTGTAGACTCTGGCGAATGTGTTCATGCCCACCTTCTGTGTAGCTCCTCCCTTCATCTGGAGCTGAAGAGTGCCGTCTCCGGTATCCCAAAAGACAGAACCATCTGTGCCTGGTGTATTGGTCGGAGTATTGTCGAATTCCAGATTGCCCAATTGCACTCCGAATTCACCGAGATTCACATCGCCAGATGCACCGGAGTATGGAACACTATTGGATAATTGCGTCTGGATTGGAGCAGTCACACCGTCCAGGTATTGGAACTCTGTATTGCTGACAGTGCCATTGGCAATCTTCGAAGCATCAATTCCGGAAGGAAGGTCACCGGCTGCGATTGTCAGTGTGCCAAATTCAAGACCATCTGCTGTAGCATTTACTTTGACGAATTTTCCTTCCTGTCCTGAATAACTCGCAGGTACATCGCCCAAATCGATAAAATCAGCAGCACCGCCACCGCTACCTCCCCAATACTGAAGACTGCTCCAGGCTGTTGTGCCGTCCCCAATCTTGAATTTCCGTGTATCTGTTTCCGCTCCGAACTCCCCTTCTGCCAAGACCGGATTTGTCGCTGTCCATTGGGCAGCTGTTCCCCTGCGTAATTTTATGGTTATATAATTGCTCATTATGAAACACCTCCGTCAATAGTCAGTGAATAGGTTGAATTGTAGTATCCGCCATCAATAATCAGAATATCCTGGTCAATGTTGGGGAAGGCATAGTCATTGGATGGGACCGAGCAGAAGTCTCGCAGCACCGGCACACCTACCTCCAATCGGATGGTATATCCGGCCACCAGGTCACCATGCGCATCGTAGAATGGAAGTGCATCGTCATTGACCTGGAAGTTCACCCGACTATCCCTGTAGACATATTGCAGAGATGCAATGATATCCTCCAGAATCTGCAAGCTATCCGAAAGAACTTCCATCTGATTGGAAGAATCTTCGAATTGCCGATCCATTACAGAGATGACGAAAGAGAATGTCTTCTCCTTGTCATTGGCAGCCTGGTCAAAGAGCATTGTGGTGGTATCCGGAATGCAATACAGCATGGGATAATTGTCCATGCCGCCATCTGCGACTATGTCATATTCCGGCCCAAATGCGACTGACCGGATCATCCGGTGATTTTCACCGGCCCTTCTGATCGCTGCTATTATCTGATTGAGAGTCATTCAAAAATTGTCTCAGCTTGGCCTCATTTTTTGCGCGGAAAGTAATCCTTCGCAAAGTAGAAGCCGAGGGTTTGTCCGTCTTTATTGGGTTTGTCGATTGCATCTGCGTCTGGATTTTGCCATTTAGGATATAGCTCAGGGAATGTGCAGAGATACTTATTCATTCTCTCAATGAAATGGTCTCTCTTCTGCGCGTATCTCTGCTCAATCTTCACCATCTCATCCATGCTGATGGATGTCATGTTCTCGCCATCTCTTTTCAGGATAGATTTATTCATAAACTTATAGGTCAGCGGAAGGATGGCTTCATACAGCACCGAATACTTCAGCACCGGCTTGATATAGTCGTTGAGCAGTGTTGTGTTATTCGCACTCAGGCTGCTTGGAAACTGCGAGTATATCTCATCGTAAAGGTCACTGCCAATCGTGTCTCTGAGAGTCACTTCCTGCGCTTCCTGAAGTGACATCTGGATGAGCTTGGGATCCAGATTATCCTGGATTGGTGTGTTTTCCTTGATGTAAACGGTATCTATGAAATACTTGAAACTCATCGCACTGTCCTCCTATATAATTTTGACTCCCAAATATGCCTGCATTGTGGAACATGGGTAGATGTTCCCTTGATGGTTCGCCATCCTCCGCGCCTCTTCCATACATCATAGCCTAACTCCGCGCTCATTGCATCAATCTCTTCACGGCTGTATAGCTTCTTCTGGTCTTCGATCATGAACCGGCAGAATTCCCGCGATGTATCCAATAGCACAGGACCGGATATCTCCGGATCTTTCCCGTATTTATACAGCACAAAAATTTCCGTCTCCAATCCTCCTGAATCCACGATGGACCGCTCACCGGAATCAGTGATCTTGATTTCACTTGTATTCCATTCGATCAGACCGGAAGATTGCATCTGTTTCAGAACCTTGGCTGCGACAGTAGTTGAGATCTTAGCAGCCTTCGCCATCTCATCCAGGGTAGCCTTGGGATTGTCTCTGATCACAGCCACCAATCTCATCTCAGGATTGGTCAATTCCGCGAATGTCTCCGGCAATTCTTCGTATTCATCGGCATTTTTGCCATACTTGGCGAATACTGCCTTGTCTTTCTCATCGTCCCACCCGAATGGGTTTTCAGCCGACATCGTAGTTGGGGACAAAACAGGGACAATGTCCCCACCAGGTACAGGAGGCAATGCCGCAAGGCTGCGTATCTCGTTGATGGTCAGCTGACGGAGTACCTGATTGGCCACCAATGGTGACAGGCTGTTGATGGCATCAGCCATAATCTTCGCGCTGCCCAATTCGATTGAGGTTTCCGCAGGCAATCCGAGATTCTCTCGCACTTCTTCACGGCTGATGACATTGGAAGTAAACAATTCCACTGCGTCATCTCCTGCCGGTTCAGCAGGAACAGTAACCAATGTGCCGGTATTGCCCATGGCATTGAACATCATGGTAAATGTGCGATCCATCTGCTCACGCTTAGGAGCGACATAGCTGCGATCGAACACCTCATAAGCCTGCTTCAGTTCGTTTCTGCCGCCCAATTGGCCTTCCACCCGAACGCCAAAGAGCATCGGAGATGTAACCCGATGGGCATAGAAGATATTGTCTCGCACAGTCTCAGACAATTGCAGATACTGTTTGTCGAAGTCACCAGGCATCAGGTCTACCACCTGGAGCGGGTCTTCCCCTTTCTCCATCCAAGAAATCAGAACGCCATTGGCATTCTCTGTGCCTGTAGTATTGGCCTTGAATTTCCGGTCAAACTCTGCCTTGATATCTTCGGTTGGCTCTCCCTTGAATATCTGAATTATCTTGCCAAGGCTGAATCCATTGGCGATGTTGTTGTAGTGAAAGTCTGAAATCTTGGTATCAATCTCAATGTACGTTCTCGCAGGATACCAATCGGGAAGGGGATAGACTCCTTCACCGGCTCTGTATTGTTTGAACCACAGCACCTGAGTGCCACCTGGTTTCTCCGGATTGAAGGCAGGGAATTCCAATCGGTCTGCCTTCCGGTCTGACCAATCCTGGCTGAACCATATCTTGGTAGCATCAGCATTCACACGGCACTTGTCGAATGGCAGGTGATACCATCCGATGACCCGTGTACCCGGTACATTCCAGATGGCCTGCATGGCATAGCCTCCGAAATTCTCAAGATCCACAGCGCACTTGTATTTAACATCTTGCCAAGACTCATATGGATTGGCATAATTGAGTGACTGCTTCGCGCC